GGAAATATGCTGCGGATTTTTCAACCGGAATTCTCTGTTTGGCTTACAAAGTCGTCATCGACAAGCAACCTGCGGCGACGCGCGTACTGACTGAAAAGCAAATTCACGCGCTCGATCCTGAATTGATGGAATTGATAAAGGATCCCGAAGTAATTTTCATCGCTCACAATGCTAGTTTTGAAGCCGCAATGTGGAAATTTCATCTTGTGCCTGCCGGATATCCTGAATTGCCTCCGGAGCGCATGCACGACACGATGGCGACTGCCGGCTATAAAGGCTTGCCGCTCGGGCTCGATGCCCTTGTGACGGTGCTGGAATTGCCTGTCAAAAAGGATATGGACGGACACCGGCACATGCTTGTCATGTGTAAGCCAGATCGACTGGGCGGCTGGTCGCAGCACAATGATTTCAATCTACAGCGCCTGTACGATTATTGCGACGCTGACGTTGGCGCGCAATATGGTGCCTATGTCTCGATGCAGGGGCTTGGACCGGCCGAACGGCATACTTGGATCCTCGATCAGAAAATCAACCAGCGCGGAATCAAGATCGATACCAATTTCGTTCACGCCTGTATCGACGTTCTCGATCAGGTGCGCGAGCCGATGGTTGAGCGCTTCCGCGAGCTTACCGGGCTCAATCCGACGCAGCGCGAGAAGGTGCTGAATTGGGTCAATGACCAAGGCGTGCCGCTCGGCGACATGCGCAAGGAAACCTTGAACGCGATCCTCGATCCGGACGACGAATTCGGGATCGAGGATTTCACCGAGCCGCTGCCCTACCACGTTCACGAAGTCTTGACCCTGCGCCGCTCGCTCGCGTCGTCGAGTGTGGCGAAGCTGGAACGCATGTTGGAGTGCGCCGGGCATGATGGGCGGGTGCGCTACGCGACACAGTACCACGGCGCCCGCACCGGCCGGGACGCCGGCAGACTGATCCAAATCCAGAACTACCCGCGGGGCGAAATCGGCGACCGGCAGGGGCTCACCGCCGATATTCTCGCCGACGCGATCCTGACGCGCAATATCGACCATATCCGGGAGCTTTGGGGGCCTGACATATTCACGGCGGTTATTTCCTCGCTGCGCTCCTGTATCGTGCCCGAGAAGGGCAAGGTGCTGGTCGCCGGGGACTTCGCCGCAGTGGAAGCTCGCAACCTCCTGTCAATGGCCGGGCAGCACGATCGCGTCGAACAGATGCACGCCGGGCTGGACGTCTATTCCGAAACCGCTTCGATGATCTTCAAGCGGCCAATCAATCGCAAGGATCCGGCACAGGCGAAGGAAGGGCAGATCGGGAAGAACACCTTCCTTGGCAGCGGCTACGGGCTCGGGCCGGTTGGCTTCCGCGCGCGGTTCGCTCCGAAGGAGAGCATCGATCTGGCAATGCTCGCAATCAACACCTACCGGAAGGACGTTGCGCCGCTGGTGCCGAAATTCTGGTACGGACTTTGGCAGGCCAGCGTTGATGCAGTCTGGTGCGATCACGCTAAGACCTACGATTATGTCGGGATTGAATTCCGCAAGGAAGATGATTTCCTGACAATGCGCCTGCCGAGCGGCAGGAAGCTCTATTATCACCGGCCGCGCAAGGCGACGACTTACGATCCCCAAGGCAATGAGCGCCCGTCGTGGACCTTCATGAGCTATCAGGGGAAGCGGTTTCGTCGGCATATGTGCTGGCACGGCATGATCACTGCTGACTGCATCCAGGGCAGCGCCCGCGACCTGATGGTGTCGGCGATGAAGCGCGGCGAGAAGGCCGGGCTCAACACGGTTTTCAAGGTCCACGACGAACTGGTATATGAGGAGAATGATCGCCCGGACCTGTGCGAAATCGTCAAGCAGATCATGGAGGACGTCGATCCCTGGGTGATCGAGCGGCGCTTCAAGGTGAAGGCCGAGGTGGACAAAATGGTGAGGTACAGGAAATGATTTACCGTGACGAAGTGACCAAGGAATATCTTGGGATCAAGTGCAACAAGTGCGATCAGACGGCACCGCCTGCCAAGGAAATCATGGAGGCGCACGGATTGATCAGGCTCGGCTGGTATTGCAGTGGCGGGACACATATTTGCCCTGACTGCGAACACCCGAAATGATCATCGCCGGCATCGATCCGGGCAAGACTGGTGCGCTCGCGATCACCTATCCCGATGGGTATGTGGATGCCTTCGACGTCCCGAAGATCAAGCTTCGGGGCAAGGAGGTGCCAGCATGGATGGAGTGGCAGGCCGTATGGTCCGCTGCGCTGGGGTTAGTCCACATCGATTTGATCGTGATCGAGGAAGTCGCGGCGCGGCCGGGGCAGGGTGTCACCAGCATGTTCACGTTCGGCCGCACCCTGGGCTTCGCTCACGCCATAGCCGTGGCTTCGGGCGCCTCGATCCAGACCGTCACGCCTTCGGTGTGGAAGGGCAAGCTGGGGCTGCTGAATTCCGACAAGGGCGCGAGCCGCGAGAAGGCCAAAGCGCTCTATCCCCGATCGGTTGATTTGCTCGGCCGGGTCAAGGATGATGGACGCGCCGAAGCGATCCTGCTGGCGCACTATGGGAGGAAATTCCTGTGAAACCCGGACTCAATCGCGGCGTTGCCTATGGCCTTGCCATAGTTGCCCCGTTCTGGGCGGCGCTGCTATGGTGGGCGATTTCTTAATCACAGAAATCTGGGGGCGCCTTGAAACCGAGATCGACCGCCCACTTGCAAATGCGGGTCACTCGATCCCGGTTGTCGCGGCCCCACAGAAGGACTTCGTTCCACCAGGCATCCTCGATCGCTTTGGAATCGAGTGCGGCTTCGGGATAGGGCGGTTCCGGCGCAGTCCTGAGATCAGCGGCAGGCGGGAATGTGCGAAGTGTCTCTACTCGTGAGGCGCACCCCGCCGATGTCACTGCGACGATAACCGCTAGACAGTTTCCAAGCGTAGCTTTTCCCAATACCATAGCGCGCTCCTATTTCGGTTAGCGTAAGTCGGCCCTCTTGAGCCAATTCCCTAATTTCTAAAACCTGTGCGTTGGATATTCGACAAGCCGGGTGACTCTCACCGCGCACGATTGCTCCATGCACCTTAGCATCGTCGGCGTTTTCCTGGTGAGTGCCCCAACGTAAATTATCGGCATAATTGTGATCGGAAATCCCGTCCCGATGCAGTGCCTCTTGTCCGACCGGGCAAGGCCCGTGGAATGCAGCGCAAACCAGCGCATGAACTTGGGCAGTTTTAGGTTTTCCAACACCGTGGAGTGTCACCGTGAGATAGTTCCGGCGTTTCGATGTCGGCCTAAGAATGCACCCGGATTTAGGATGATCTGAAAAAAGCGACATAACCCGTCCTAAGCTGGACACAGCATAGCGATCCTCATAACCGGCTACAGGTTTCCATACTTCGATCATTTGCAGTCTTGTGGCAGCTTTTGGCCTTGTTGTCGAAGGATTATACATCCGCGAAGAGCGCGCCGCAGATCAGGATCAGTCGTAGCTTCGAGAGCATCTTTCAGTTCCTTTTCTTGTACAGCCAGACCAGCCGCGTCTTCCAGGCGTCGATCAGCCGCTTTCTCAGCCGCCTCGCCTAGATCCCGTTGGGTTTCGATTTCTCGCTCCTGCTGCCCGACGATTTCACCTTGTTTGCCTGCCTTGTGACCGCTGCAATAGGAGAGGGTGAGAAGCACCGCCACGATCACCCCGGCGACGATCAGCGGCCCATATTTCAGGAGCTTCGCAGGAATAGTGAAGGGGATCATGGAGCGGGCTCCTCTGTGCGAGTGGTGATCGTCGATTTTGTCTCAGTGTGATCGCTGAATTTGACACCATCCTTCGAGATATCGGCTTGCATCCGGCGCCCCAAGGTCCACCCGAGCGCGGTCATGCCGACCAGAATTTGCACATGCGCGGCCAAGGCCAAGATCAGGGTGTAAAGCGCATTTCTCGATACCAGCCACACTCCGACCGCGGCGAAGACTGTGAACACAACACAGCCGCCGCAGATCGCAGCAAAGGCCCATGCCCGGCGCCCATCCGGTGAAAGGATCGATTGAAAGATCACGGGTATTGCGACCAGGGCAGTTGCCAATGCGGACCATCCTTGAAACTGCGCCAGTCGCCGCCCCACTCGATCGGAACATTCATTTCGAGCGCAGCCTGTTTGATGATCGGAGACAGCCTGTGATAGAGGGGCCATGCCCACGAAACCTGCCCGCCGTCGAGTGGAGCAATATCGACTGCACGGCTTTTACCGTCAGCACCCGGCAGATGCCTCGATCGCATGGTTCTGCTCGCACCCTTGGCTACCAATTCTTTTTGCCGGGCGAGCGTGCGCAGCACTTCCAGCACCGTGAATTTCATATCGCTCAGTTCGGCGGCTCGATGAATCACCTTGGCCAGATCAGGGTGCGCCCCGTCCAGTTTGATCAAGGATTTTTTGTCGAGAAAAATACCCATCACCTGCCCTCCAATTTCGCCACACGTTGCTCAAGCGCACCAATTTTTTGCTCCTGCAACTTCTGATCCCGCAAAGCATCCGCTCCGGTGTAATTGTCCGCTGTCGCTGCCGTCAGCTTGGCTTCGATCACGGCGACCTGTACCGACATGGTTTGCGTTGTCCATGCCTGCCAGCCCAATAGTGCGACCACTACCGAGCCCACAATCTTCTCGAAAACGGAAAGCTGCCAGCGCGAGACAGCGTTAACTTCATCAGGAGTCACGATCATTTCCTATTCAAAAACCACATGCCAATGCGGGCCAGTTGCATGGCCGCTCGGATTGTTCACTTCGTCGATCGCCTCGATCAGATTGTATCCGGCATCTCGAAGCCCTTGCACGTATTCCTCAAAAGTCATGCCGGGGATCGGTCGGATATCCACTGCGTTCGACGATGTGTTGTGCCATGAGTCGGGATTGGCCCGACCAAGGCGGCTGTTGGGATCGCGTTCAACCTGAGTAATTTCCGCATTCGGAAATACAGCCGTGACTATATCGCCGGCCGTACCCGTCGGAGCATTGAAATCCTCCCAAGGACCAGGATTTTCCCCAACCGGCAACTCTT